AGTAAGGTCAGGTATCCCAGTCGCAGTATATGATTCCAACCTAGACCAGTGACACAGTCCCTCAGTCTGTTTTTTAATTATGTTCCAAAATTTTGTTTCAGGTTTAATCATAACACTAGGTCAAAAAAACCCCCAGTCGTTAAACTGGGGGAAGGTAAATTATTTTTTTGGAATTACATATAACTCCACAAAGTTCTTACCCCAACTAGTAGACTTTGCAGACTGTCCACCGTTAAGAGCATCAATTAAAGCGTGGAACGAACGTGCCTTAATTGACTTATGAAACTGATCCACCATTGCAAGGGTAAGTGGATCTTTACCCTTTTGGCAATTGATTAATTGCCAGACCACCTTTGCACGAAGAGTGGACTTTGCTGTACCATTTTCTTCATAAAGGGTTTTTTTCTTTTCCCAAGGAAATGGTAACTCATCTTTGAGGTTAACACCCTCAACAAGACGCACACCAACATTATTGATGTTACCCCCAGCATTTTGTTGAACAAAAGCAGTGATGTCAGCAACTGTAACACCCTCACGCTTTTGTATACGCTCAGCTGATAAAGCAGTAATACCAGTGAACACGATAGGCTTTTGAGAAGATGCCTGAACTTTTTTAGCTACCTGAGCCATAATAAAATCTCCTTTCTGTGAGATTAAGTTAATGCTTTATTGCATAAGTATAGAGTACCAAATAACTTCCTCATTGTAAACCCCTAAATACTCATAACGATAAAACTTTTCGTCGTAAAAAAAGGGGGCGATTTAACACCCCCCTCATAATTAAATATACTCAAACAAACCCCAGTCTTCATTCAAAGGGTGGCTAGGCATATCAGTTGTAAGTTGTTTCCAATACTTACCATTATTACTTTCATAATTACCACCTGATGGTACATACTCATACACAGTTGCATTCTTACCATAAAAGTAAATGACACAATCCTGATTTGGTATTGTTGGTTTTAAAGTCGGTGTGTCATAACCATCATATGCGTCAACTTTCGGGTGGCTATAATTATTTTCATAAAACCTTGTAGCTTTTATCATTTTAGCTACATCTGCCTTACTCATATTCCTGCAAGTGACCTCCTCAATAGTATAATTGTGATGGTCTACTATTTGAATATAATTAGTATTTTTCTGTTTATTAACTAACATAATTGACTCCTTTGTTTGAATGTTAATTTACTTTATATATTATAGTAACACACAGATTATTGATTTGTGTTTTATGATATCATAATATCTTCAGTAGCTACATTCATAATAAACGTCATTACCGTCTTGCAGTTCTTTCAACGCCCAATCACAAAATTGCAAATCATATTCTTTGTAACCCTCTGCACTTTCATCCTGATAATCCTGCCCATAAAAGAATCCATCCATCCTAGTAGGTAGCTCATCAGTATCAACCATCCTTTGCAGTTGCACAATTAAATCTTCAGTCAACCTAATTGGCTGACCGTTAATACTATGTTTCATTTTCATATCATGAAGCCAATGATCTTCCATAAAGTATTGGAGCTTTGCGTGTTTCCTCCACTGATAAAAACCATCGCCGTGTTTGCTAAAAGCATATTGATCTAAACCCATATTACCCTCCTATAAATATTTAGTTTTGATTTCTTGCATAGCACCATCTAACTCAGCAGACTCTTGACAAAACCAAGTATAAGTGATACGCTCCTGATTCCAATTTTCATACATTATCCAAATAGCTTCAGCTTGGCAAAGTGGTGAACTTGGACTGCGTATTATAGTCCACTGGCTGATATCATCTGGTAGCCAACACCAGACATTTTCTATTTGTATAACCTCATTAATACTCCAACTGTCATAATCGTATTTGGCTGGATTGTTACTATAATCAAGAAAAAACTTTTTTGTACGTTCAAACATGATTTACTCCTTTGATGTTTATGTTTAAATATACTTTTATTATAAAGTGTGATTTGTATAGATGTTATTTAAGTTGTCAAACAGATATCAAAGTTATTTAGTTGATGATTCTTTGTGATTCACTAATTGTGGAAACTCTTCTTGGATTCTTTTTATTTCGTGCATTACTTCATCACGACTCATTTGGTCAATCCGTCCCATCAATATTTCTTTTCTATCTATATATAATCCAGCCGCTTGACCTCTTGCTTTTTCAGCCGCGACTGCTGATGCGTAATTTTGGTTAGCCATCGCATCATCTCTTATTTGTGATAGTTTACGAACATGACTTTCAAAAGTTACTTCGTATTTATGTTGGAGTTCTAATTTAAGTTGGTGTATCCTATCCAATATTTGTGGATAATCCCGACCATTAAGCATCTTACTAGCAATCGCATGAGCATTTGATACTGCGTATCCAGCTTGGATCGCCGCTTCAGTTTGTGTAACTTCTTCAGTTGCATAGATTTTACAAAACTTTTCTTGCTTTGGTGTCAAACCAAAATCAATCTTTGGGTTAGCTACAACCTCAAGCTTCTTTCTATGGGTTTCTTTCGCCTTTGCCATATCTTTATTATATAACTCTGCTTAATAGTAACAACAACTAAATTCTTATCATGCCGAATGGAATCCAGTTGTTGTCGCGAAACGGAAATAATATATCAGATATCGTATATTATAATATCTGATTTTGTTTTTCACTCTGATTTCAATTTACTACTATATAGCAGACTTTTGTTTTGTTCATGCTCTAATTTTCTGTTCATATGATCCGAGACCCCTTTGGCATCGTCATAGGTATAATGCTGAGTAACCTTTTTGCCCTCAGCATCAACCACAATATACAGACCATCTGGCATGGTGCGTACTTCATAGTGCATTGTATCCTCCTTTTGTGGAAACACTTTACTCAAGGCTGAAGGTTTGAACGGTGCTTCCTCAGCCTTTAATGTATAATAATGATTCTTAGGCATTTATTCCTCCTTTCTATATTCCCATTTATAAACATCACCTGATGGCTTTGTCAGTTGCCACATTAACTCATCACAATGGTCTTTACCAAAACTTAACTCTTGTTTAGTGAGATACAGACTATTGCACTGAGCCTCTTTACCATTGTTCCAAGTATAAGTTATAACAAGACTTTCGTAAGCCTCATCAACAAATATATAGAAGGTTGTGTGGTCACTGACACGGAAAATATATTTACCTTTTTTATTATCAGTATCAGCAGAAAACGGACCCATGCCACAATTACGAAAGTTTTTATAGATCCAACCACCTACGACATTACCGAACCACTCATGGTAAGGTATGTCCATATCATCAAATAAAGTTCTAGTCATCATAAAACTCCCTTAACTCTTTTTGCAATCCTTGTGGTAGGCTAAACCACCAAGACATTACGATACTCTGTAACTCTTGATATTCTGACAACGTCATAGATTTTTTTACTTTCATAACGCCACCTTATACTTGCCATTGATGCGACCAATGTACTCAGACCGTAGATTTTTACCACTGAGTGCTAATACAAAAGCCATCATATCCTTAACGTCTTTTTCATTTTCGTGTTGGAATACTTCACGAATGCTACCGTCCTCATCATAAATGACGCCAGTAGCCCATTGCTTTTTGTTATCCATGGTTGACTCCTTTCTATAATTAACCATATAAATATAATAACACGTGATTTAGGGAGTTATAGCCATTTTTTGTCTTCGTCTTGTAGCCTTTTTATCTTTTGCTTCAGTATACCTAATCCCATAGCACTATGCCGTCTAACTTTTTTACTGGACTCTGGAGGAAAGAAAATATCATTTGGATTACTTTTAGTCGCCATCTTGAAGGGGCGAATGGAAAAGCAGACTTCACATTTGTAAAAAGGAGAGAACAACGCTAAAATTAAATCACCAATCGTTCGTGGTGGTAAATCACACATCAGGCAAGTTGGTCGTGCATCCGTTAATTTAAGGCATGTAAAATTATCCAAGTGCCATCCTCCATCGGCTAAACTACGCTCATCAGCTTGTTTTTTAGTCATACTGTGACCTTGCAGACGACGTGAGCGAATGTAAGGTGTAGCTTTCTTCTTATATTTTTTCTTAGTGTTTTTTGTAAATGAATCTTTTTTGCCATCATCAATCAAATGTTTGGCTCTAAATTTTAGGGGAGGTAGAGGTACAATACGCATTGAGGGAAGAGGCTCTACCTTAACCTCTTCCTTTTTTAAATTGTGAAGTTCAGCAAACTCCCTGAGTATGTTATCTATCTCTTCGTTCACCGACACTCACAGTTTACTATTTCTTCAATGTGATCAGCACTACATCCATTAGCGTGTAGTTTGCTGACCAGTCTTTTTTTAGCTCTTTCTTGAGATTTGATGATCATTACCTTTCTACTGTCGTCTGAGTAATTAATACCATAACGCTCTGTCCATAATTTAACTTCGTCATGATATTCATCAACGGCTTGATCAATCTCATCCTGCCAGAGTTGTTTGACTTTTCCCATTTGGATACTCCCACATTTTAGTTATTATAAAAGGCAGAGACTGTATGAAAAAACTAACCATATCTTTAGCTTCTTGTTCTGACTCTGCAAACACTGAGTAGGTAAGGTGTCCTTGGACACCCTCCAACTCTATTTTAAAACAATATTCTTTTTCCATTAACGCTCCTTTAAATAATGGTGAATTAAATGGTCAACAACCTTTTGTAAACTCAACTGGATACCTTGATTGTTATACAAAGTTTCTTGTATGTATTTAAGATCCTTTATAGTTTCCTCATTAGATACCATCACAAGGTTGCGACTCTTTTGTTTAGCAACGAAGTTGCCACCTTCTTTAGTCAGTGGCATTGCGTTGCTCCGTTAAATGCTTGGTCCACCTTGTAAAGATATCCCTAGCTTCTTGTAATGGTACACCCATCTCTTCGTGCATGATGCGAGGTGCTCCCATCATATTTATTGCACCAGAATCACGTAAGTCAGTTAAAAAAGTAAACCACTCACTGTCTGGTTTTTTTATAGTATCATTAGCCATATAGACCTCCTTCTGTTGTTTACTATAATTAATTATACCAAGTGATACCGTAAGAGGTACTAACTAAATATCCAAACGACAATTAATATTAAAATCACCCAACAGATCATAAGCCGACCTTTTTGTTTTCTTCGTCTTCAATCATTGACAGCCAACGGTCAAAACTTTCAGCCACCTCATGAGGCATCTCGTGTAGGCTTATTTCTTCTTTAGGTGTATCATTCCATTGTAATAATATTCGGGTTGATACTATTCTTCTAGGTATGCCGTCTGTTCTTTGACGCTCGCCCTTATGATTAATTAACTCTTCCATTTACTTTCCTTTCTATAAAAGTGCAAGTTTGTGTAGATTCGGGACAACCATTTTTAGAGGAGACGATCCCATCACCATGAAAAACATATTAAAACTCAGCTCCACAAAACTGTCTCGTTCACTAATAAATGAGGGAAGACAGTTTGTGCATCTACACCATTGTAGAGGTCGGACTTGCCACCGACCCCATGTAAAGGAGTTGCCTCCACCCTCGTAACTGTTAAAAAATCTGTGTAAAAAGAGTGTAGAGCGTTTGCTCAAAAACAAAATGTATTACATAATCAATCACTGGTTTCCTCCTTGTTGCTATTATTAATTACACTCTCTGCTGTCAACTTACCTTGCTTGTAGAGTGCTGGATCTTTTAATTTAACATATTCCATAAACACTGTGACAAACATGTAGTCCTCAGATAAGTGCTGGATTTTTGTACTTAACTCCATACACTCATGGGCGAGAGCCATTGGACCATGACCCTTTGTAAATAACTTTTCAGGTAAATGTTGCCTGACCATGTTATCTGCATGTCGTGGCGACTTTTGTTTTGCTTCCATAAGTTTTCCTTTCTGTGAATAAATTACTTATAATAAATAGTACCAAATAGATAGTTGATTACAATATTATAGTAATCCTTTTAATCTATGCTTCTCTGCTTTCTTTACTATTTGATGGACACGTTGACGTGACATACCATATATCTTACCAATATCAGCTAGACTTCTTTGGTGAGTCCAGTAATCCTCATAGATAAGACTGTTACGATCTTTGTTGTAGAAGGGTGACATTTTATTACGTCCATCCACCACAAATCGTGCGAGTTGTAGTTTATCAATCCATCTACGCATCGTTACTTCAGACACATTGAAGAACTTTGCCAATTTTTTATTTGTCCATCTCATACTCGGTTGGTTCAAGTGTGTCAAACAAGTCCGTATGCTGTCCTCAACATCAGGTGTTAGTTTAGTCACGTCTTACCTCTGCTTTCCTAAACCCATGAGGTCTAAATAATATTGTGCCATCTTTTTTGCGAGATAGCCAACCACTCCCAATGTATTGATAAGGGAAAGCGTTTTTACCGAGTAATGATTGTTTCCTTAACTCAAGCCTGACTTCGCTTTGTACATCTTCTGGTAATTCATTTATTGTTTGATATTGCATTTTCTTTCCTTTCTTCTTTAAAACATTCACCTAAAACAATATTTTGCCAGACTGGTTTTTCCCTAGTTCTATAATGAAAAAATCTAATTTGGCATTCTTTTTTAGTTTCAAACTCCCATCTAAATTTATGAGTGTAACATGCTTGTTTAGGCTCACCGTTAACTATCCAAGCAGAACAAATTAATCCTATTGCTTTAAACATCTTGCTCCTCCCAATACTCATCACTACGATCATAAGGGTGTCTAGGTTTACTAGCATCACCTTGCTTAAAATCAAAAGTGCGTTGTTCTCTATCTTTTACATAAAACGACTGTATGAACTTGAGTGCATCTTCCATGCTGTTAGCAACATGTCTGCGTGGTCCAGTTTCTTGTGGTCTAAAATAACGCACAAGAAAGCAACCTTTGAAATCATATATTTCAAAGTTAGGCTTCAATCTTTCCATAATATCCCTCCTCCATAAAGAATGGTCGTGGTCGCTTTGTCCATTTAGCGAAACGACTTTTTTCATAATAATAATATTTACGATAAGCCTGAATAACATCAGGGTCTTTGTACTCATCAGGCATAGCTTGTGGTTGCTCTGTCATCTCTCCTGGAGGTAAATCATTCCAACATTGACAAGCAATATCATACAACACGTCTACACAAGCATGTTTGCGACCATACCTATACTCATACTCTGCACATAAAGCCACTCCAAACCACCAGAGCCAAGTGAAGTTACGTTTGTTCAAACCACCCCACAGAGTGCAAGGATGCTTGGCATGAACTGGCAAGTAAGGTGGAGTAAGTCCTGATATTGGTGCTACCTTATGTGATATAGTACACACCATCTGCGTAGTTTCCAATGGCATTTTGACAATATGTTTATCACAATGGTACTGAACACATTTGTCCATATTACTATCTAACATAAATATATTCATTTTTGCCCCTTTTTAAGTTTTTCCATTAATTTAAAATGTCCAACGAGACAATTTAGACCTTCACAAATACCACGATGTTCTGCTTGAGTATGACTATCGTTAACCCAAGAAGTATCAGATTTTATTGCTTCTGCCGCTTCTATTAGTTCTTTAACAGTAATCTTCATAGCGTCACCGATATTGGTACGGCACGGTCAGGTGGCTGTGATACACCGTAAAGCATAACACGAGCACCTTGTTCCCTGAGCATGTCAGCATACTGCTGAGCTTTGTAGCCTTCATTTAAATTAAAGTAAGTCTTTTTATACTTACCTCTACCCAAAAACTCAGTCACACTATATTTTACAATGTGACTGCGTAAGTAGTCTTCATACTGTTCAACACCTGACATATTACTTGACCTTAACTATGTTAAATAAATTGATAAAGTCAACCAAGTCAAGCTTGACTTTGCGATGAAAGGAATCATCTAAGTACTCACTGTATAAAAAACTGTTAGCATCACTAGGTGACTTGAATGTTCTGTCAGCAAAGTGTGGCGTGTAAGCACTCATACTTTCATCTTTTAATTGTATTTTGTACATTATAACCTCCTTTTGTTATAATAATAGTATTATACAATAGATGGTCAGTGTAAACCCCTATGTAGTCATAAGACTAAATTTAATTTTCTAAGTACTTGTTTTACTGGATTAAAATCAGGAAGCTGAGAGTAATTGTCCATAAGGTAATTCACACCAGTCTGCATAATAAGTTTCATGCGAGGGTTACTATCGTTTAGTTTGTGGCAATACATGACTAACTCCAACATATCTGCCATCTTTAACCTATTGAGTTCACGGTCTGTAAGAACAAAATCTATATCAAGATCTTTCATAACTTTTTGTTCTGCTTTTTTAAATACTTTTTGCACATCAGGATATGACCACTTTGCAGTCGCAGGAATATCACCAAGAACTATTTCTGGCACATCATGGTAAAGGGCTGATAGTAATAAATTCTTAGAACAATTATCCCACAACTGGTCAAGTAAAACTACAACTGCGTATGAATGAGCACCCACTGTTTGTCTCAATCCGCCAAGTGGTACAGTGTGATATCTATTAATAAATTGTGCGTCATATATAGTTTCTAACTTTTCGTAGTTAATTTGGTTGCTCGCTGTGTCCACTTTTTATCCCCCTTGTCCACGGTTTGTCGCTCAGTGTTTGTTTTGCTTGTCCCCAACTTGGACCAAGTTCCGCGTCTACCACGCTCGGTACTTCCAAGGACACGCAGTCCTGCATTATTTCTGTGATTACTTCGCATTCTTTTTCACTCCCTACACTAATATCTAACTCATCATGTACTTGTATCATTGGTATAATACCCTCTTTGTGTAGGGCTACCATCGCTTGTTTTGTTTGATCAGCCGCTGATCCTTGTATTAGTTTGTTGAGTGCTTTATAAGTAAAGCATCTTTTAATCGCTGGACCATGTTCTGCATACGCATCTTCATAAGACATAGGCTTAAATGTTCCATACATGTTTGGCTCCCACTTATCAAACCTACACTTACGACCAAGTAATGTTCTTATTACACCTTTCTTACTTGCTTTATTCATAGCAAATGTTGCTAACTCTTGCACGAAAGGAACTTTAGCATGGTATTGAGCGAACAGTTCTTGTGCATCTTCATACTCTAAACCTAACTGCTCTGCTAATTTATTCTTGCCCATACCGTAGAATAGACCCAAGTTTATATCTTTCGCTTGCTTTCGTGGTACTCCTACAATATCTGCCGCGAGCTGATGGAAGTCAGTAAGTCTATCTTTTTGGTACTCAGCAACAAACTTTTGTGCTCCCGTAAAGTTCATCAATCCAGCATAGTGAACAACGAGTCGTGGCTCTTGGCTACTATAATCAAATGCTCCCCACAAGCTATCTTCTTCAGGTAAAAATAAACTGCGTATCATAGGACCAATCTCAGCATTACGAGCTGGAACTTGTTGTAAGTTAGGATTAGTGTAACTAAATCTACCAGTGACTGTGCCACCACCATCACTACGGAGTGGGTGTGCCTCAGCAAAGATACGACCATTGTGTTGATGTTTAAGTATAGTATCAATAAAGGTTGTTCTAGCTTTATTAAGTTCCCTAGCTCTTACAACTGCACGAGGTAATTCATGTTCATGGTTAGCTAGAAAGTTTTTGGTGAAACTTGGAGCATCAATCTTCTGTGTACGAGGGTAACGTAGTCCGACTTTATCAAACGCTTTCGCAATGGACTGAGCCGCCCAGATGTCAATGTCACTGCCACCTACAGAGTGTAACACTTCTTTCTCTTGTTTTTCTAACTGGACTTTAAGGTGTTCAGCTTTTTCTAAATCTACTCTTACACCTTGCTTCCGCATAGCTAATACAACTCTTAATACATTTGTTTCTAAATCAAATATATCTTGTATGTCTTCTTTTTGCATTTCACTTTGGAATCGTTTCCATAACCTCAAAGTTAAACTTGCATCTTGTTCTGCATAAGCACCTACAAAGTGAGCAGGAAGTTTCCACATCTCGCTTTTTGCGTTGACTCCAAACGACTGAGCGGCTTCATTTAATTCAGCCTCGTTCTTACGTTCACTCAAGTAATCTCTGCCAAGAGCGTTGAGGGCATAACTAAATCTGTTTTCATCAAGTAACGCACCTACAATCATCGTATCAATAATCCTGCCCTTTACTTCTATACCCTCTCGCCACAACCATCCAGCATCATACAGAGCATTGTGCATAATGTAATCACGGTCAACACTACATAAATCTTTTACCCAAGCCAGAGTTTGTTTAGGGTCTAGGTTACCACCATTGAAGTGTCGTATAGGAAAGTACCATGAGTCAGATCCTGCTGATACTGCTACACCTATAACCTCACCGTCACCTCTAGCCCAACCACTACCGTGTGATAGTAAGTTAGGATCACGTGTTTCTAAATCTATCGCTACTTCTTTTGCGTGTGTTAAGTCTGGGTAGCCATCTGGCATAACCCATTCAGTCGGTGGCGTGAACAGAGGGAACTGCATCTTTTATTACCTTTACTTTCATTGGAGTATTGCACTTCATACATATATTCCATTTGTTTTTTAATTTTCTCATAGTTGTTTCTATTCTTACATTACAGCTTTCGCAGTAAGCTATGGCTTTTGAGTCTAATGTTACTTTATTCATTCGCACCTTTTGTTTGTATGTGAGCATCTACTAATAATAGATAACGCCTTAAATCCCTAATATCATCTATAATACCTTCAGGTCTAGTATCTGTTTCTATAGCTTTGAATACATCATAGCCATGTTCTTCTACTTGTTTTTCTAACCTATCCCACTTACGAGCTAACATCATAAAAGCACCAACACCCCCTCGTTTACGCCAACTGTCACCATATGATTGTTCTGACACATGTAATTGTTCAGCATCTTGATGTGATAAGTTGCCAACCTCGTGTATAATTATTGATTTAACTTTTGCCATTTTGTAATCTTTCTATGTACTGTAATAAAAGTTTACTATCGTGTCTTGTTGCGTTTGATAGTTCCCTATGCTCCAAGTTATTTTGTAACCATCTTTTAATTTTTTCTATAATTTGTTTATTGGTCATTTTAATTTATCACTCCTTCTATCTATCCATTCTCTACATGCCAAACGCCAATCATCCGATTGTATTTGTGATATAGCTGTCATGCACTCCATATGATTTTTACTTTTCCATGCTTCCCATAACCAAAACATTGGGAGAGCTACTTCTGTAAAAATATTATTTCTAAAATCTCTGTTTATGCTTCCATCCATAAAGGCTTGTAATTCATAATCAAACAAGTCTTTGTCATTTATCAAAGGTGCTTGATATTCAAACCCTCGTGTATCATAAGAATCATAGTCTGGTTGCATGTCTACTAATGTTTTCAAAACACTATTATAAGCATGAAGGTTTTGTGTAAACTGTGTGTATGTCCCTACCTCTACACCAACCATTGTTGCAACGTATTCTTGTAAGTAACTCATATGCACAGCATTAGCACCACAACAACCCCATATCAAATCATTACTTCTATTACATACTGTCATATGTAACTTTTTGTTTCTTATTGTAAAATATACATGAGTATTACATGGTAAGTCTTTTCTAGCATTGTGTTCTAATAAATCAGCGTGTGGATCCCACATGGTAAGCACTGACCGTCTATCATTAGGTATAGATTTAAGTCTGCGAATAATAATTTGTAGTTGGTCGATTACAAAATGTCTACGCCATCTATGACCATAAGCACCATGTAGCCACTCACCATCATCACTAAAGTCACGCATACGTTTATTAAAATACTCAATAGACTGTAGGTCATTATTACCATTTAGCATCCAGAGTGATTCCATAAAGTGAAACACTGGATTAGCATCACGTTCAGGATAATATATAACTCTCTCCAAAGGTTTATTGTAAGTGATAGCAACTGGCATAGGAAACTCTTTTGCTGAGCCATTCCTAGTTTCTACCTCTATACCACTTTCTTTCAATGATTGTATTGTAAGGTAAAGAGCTTCAGCTACGTTACCTACGACAAAGGTATGCACTCCAGATAGTTGTTTTAACATAAGTCCCCCTTTCTTTGAGGTTGTATACGCCCTCTCGAGGGGCGGAGCGTTGTGTTTTGCACCTAACCTACCTACCACTAAATCAACTTGTCAGAGGGCAAGTTAATAAAGTCATAAACTGGCTTCACTGCTTTAGTATAACTATTACCACCACACGCTTTATCAATAAAGTAATTAGTCGTCTTATCAGGTAATGGTAAGTCTTGTTTACCCATACGGTCAGGCAGTAACCCATTACGGATAGTAGTATTATCACAACCATTGCATGGACCGAAGTCTCGTTGTCCGTGGTAAAGTTTTACTCTTGCAGAATAAAAAGCATCATTGTTCCATAAGTCATCTATTTTTGCATAATCATTTACATTACCACATTTATAAATCCCAGTCCAGTCATTACAACAAACTGCTACATTACCGTCCCAACGAACACTTAACTCACGGAAAGGTTTTGCACATCTTTTTCCTTGTTGCTTGTGGTTTAGTGGGAAGGCTGATCCAGCATGGTTACTGACTTGTGCGTGTGTTCCACTCGTTGCAATAGTAAGGTCAGCACCAACTACAATAATTTTTTCATGAGGCTTTTTTCGTTTGTGAGGGTTGCCTTCTGGGTTTTGTGGATATTCTACAACTTTGTATGGACCATTGTATTTTTCTTTTATTTTGTCCACTATCCTAATTCTTTCATAATTATCTAAAAATAATATGTTAAGTCCAGCTTCCATAAGTTCGTTTACTTTTGTATTGACATCACCAAGCAAACCTCCACCATTACTTGTCATCATGATAGAGGCTTTTGGTAAACTTGTTCGCACGATATGAATAAACTCTTTGTACTCAGGGTGCATGGTAGGTTCACCGTGCATTGCAAACTCAAACCTAGGATTCCAGTTGCTGTTTTTGACTGTATTAATTATAGAATACAAAGTTTCTTTAGTCATAAACTTATACTCTTTTGAATTTTTACCGTGAGTCCAACTTGGACCATCAGCACCATTGTCACGAATCTGTTGTATACCACAGAAAGAACAAGCGAGGTTACAACCTTCAGTTAGCTCCACTTGGATTGAATTTGGGGCATCCTGCCTTAAACGCTCGTCGCCATTGTACTCTAACGTCATATCTTTTTTTCATTCCTTCCCAACCAGTTTTGGTTTCTTTTTCCACAACTTTAACAAAGTCAGGAAACAGTTCGGCTAATTTAAAACTAGCTTTCTCTTGTAACTCAGGTGTCCTATAATTACTACACCCTCCGCTTTGTCCACTACCACCACGTTGATCCCATGTCCAATCTACTATGGTAGCACTAGGCTCTCCATTTGCAAATAAAGATAATGTCACAAAATAATCTTCCATAAGTTCTACATCATTGTATTTTATATTGTATTGAGCTACACCCATTGGTCTTATACCATGTACTGCGTTCATCCTCATGCCATACTTTGTTACGGCAGGAAAATGTTTATCATTCATTTGGCGAGGACTTAACCCAACATGAACATATCTGTCAAGTAAATGAAACATTCGTTGCCACAACTGTTCCATTTCTTCTTGTGTTGTTTTGCGTAGATTAGGTGCATCATTACTTGCTCTTCTACCAAATATTAAGTCATCATCAAGCATAATTATTTTTTCAATTTGATTGTCTACTGCATGTTGCATTATGAAAGATCGTACATTATTGATGCCCTTAATGTCGCCTCTTGATAAACAGTTTCTACCATACTTAACATGATAACTCATTTCATCTTCAGGGCAAACTAAACAAGCATTTGCTCTTGCCCAATCGCCTATACTATGCCAAGTTGTTTGTGTGCTTATCCTACCTCGTGTAGGAATATAGATCATTGTGCTACTCATTGACTGGTCCTTTCGGTATGGGCAACATTACTTCTTTAAATTTACTTCTTGGTTTGCCCTGACCAAGCCTAACTCTTTCATACTTGTCCCACTCACACAAGCTATGCTCAATAGTTCGCATGTCTACATCAAAAGCATTTACTACTTCTATGTCAAGATACTTATGCTTTTCAGCTAATATGTCTTGCATAAATCTGTTAGCTCTTTCTTGAGAGTGCATTCTTTTTAGGTCATAGCCATGTATTCTATTAATACCCCTCATTGCTCCTGGTCCTGCGTTTGCCCAAGTAAAACGGTCTTTCGCCTTGTCCAATACAGATGTGTAGTTGAGGTCGGAAACGACTTCGTATGACATAAAGCCTCCGCCTCCCCACCCTTTATAGGTAGCCAACACTTTGTGTAAGGCTTGAAGCGACTGACTTTCGGTTGCCACCGACCCAAGCATGACTTGGTTTTGGTATATCGGAACAAGGAACTCATATACAACTACCTCCGACTTTGGTTTCTTAATACCTTGATTAGTTATAATATACGCTCCAGTAAATGTTCGTAAACCTTGTTTTAATCTATCTTCAATTAAGGCTACTGTTTTATCAGGATCCCACTCCAGTGCATCAGCGTTGACCCAACCATGAGCATTTGCAAACTCTATTGTGCCTATCATTCTGAACATACAACAATTAAAAATTATTTCTCCAGCCTTCTTATTGTCATTAGGCTTTGTCCAGTTTTGCCTCATCCACACAGTAGTACGGTCGTTTTCCCTAAATGGATTTGTAAATTTATATTCACGCAAAATAGGGTCTTCAGTCCATGGTGGACTGTCCCCCCTAACTCTAGCGAGATAAATGGAATGACGTTCATTTATCCACTCGTAAAAATTTTCTATCATTTTACATTTACTCCTATTAAATGTTTCATGTTGGTAATCACAACATAATTAGATTTGTGCATTGGCACAACAGTGTGAGTAACTTGCTTTGCCTCTGCTTCACCACAAGTTAAGCAAGTAGAGTAACCTAACTCTACTCGCCTAATTGTTATGCGTTCATCACACTTTCTACACTTCATGTACATGCTTCCATATAGCACCAGAAATAATACGCAAAGAAGAACCTCTGCCCATCTTTTGTCCTGCCTCAAGTATAGCATCATTTAAGTCAAACTTTCCAGCGATATTACTTGCAACATTAGAAGACATTACACCTTTTAACTCATCAAGCATATTACCATCATTGTCAGTAATAGTGCCTTTTGGAGTGCCGTCTGACATGTAATTATATACAAAAGTGTTGACATAACTTTCTGGGAGACCTAACTTTGTAAAAGCTGAGGGTGCAAATATTGTATGAGCATCACCAAATACGTCCCAAAAATCTGCTTTGTCTACATTTTTTAAAGCATTGTAGATCTGCTTTGTTAGTTTGTTCATAAAACTTCCCTTTCTATAAAAGTTTACATAATTAATATTAACAAGGGATAGGTAGAACACAATAACATTGTGCTCTACCCGAGGAAGTTAAGCCTTTGCATACTCCAAGGCTTTTGCTAGACCCTTACGCTTGAGGACAGCATTACCACCAAACCATGAGGAAGTAAGTCTATTGTCTTGGGTACTAGCTTTTTTCTGGTGGTCCATTACATAAGTAAGACCGTTGAGAACACCCCACCAAGTACCCTTTGCAGATTGCATATTACTTCCAGGACTTGTTTCAATAGCTTGTCTTACAAGCTCAGAAGTATTAGTAAACTGCTCGTGTAGTAGTGGTTGGTCAAGACCGTCAGCCTTTGCCCTTTCAATAAGTAACTTCGGCTGTAACATCTCAGCAATGTAGTTATCAATTTGTTCTTGCTTTGCTCGCTTACTAGCAAGGAACTCTGATTGTTCCTGGAACACTTTCATTTGCTCGCCAGATATACCCAATGCTTGTTCAGCAGAACGCATAACCTCTTCGTCAAACATTTGTAAATGTAACATACGGAACTTACCAGTGATACCGTCTTGATTAAGTGCCAGAGTTATCGTATTATTACAAACAACCCTGATAGGTGTGAACATAATAGTCATAGCAGAACCTACCTTGTGACTGTTAGCCATAAGTAAGTAGCCTTCTATTTCATCGCCTCCTGCTAACTTAAAACCTTTTTTAATTTTAGCAAGACCCCAAACACGTTCACCGTCTGATAAACTTCCTGCAGTATCCATTTGCATATGTCCTGCTTCGGTAAACTTTTTGAAAAACGACATTGTTTCACTGTTTTGGAATGGCACAAAAGCCTCACCACAATGCGACAACACCCTATTGTCAGTGTCACGCACAATAGCAAAATGCTTATCTGCCTTGAGTAATTTTGCTTCACCTCGTGGGTCATTTAAGTCCCAAGTATTTGGCTTGTCAGCAAAATAGAATGGACGCTTGGACACAGTCCAGTCAAGTCCAGCGGCGACTAACATTTCCTCAGGGGATAAGTTAGCGTCGACTTTATTACCTAACCCATGCCAAGGAACTTGTCCTGCATAAGCCATAGTTTCAACCATGTGAGCCATATAAACCTCCTTTACTGCACATCATTGTTAGTAGCTAGGTCTAGTTGTGGGAGGCTGTCGTACTCCTTAAAACTAATATCTAGCCACATTTGTTTACCCTCGTGCGTTGCAAAACAAACACGCATCTCCACATCATTGTGGGGCATTGCTTGTGTTACGGGATAACGCACAAGGTCGGTAGCATCATCACCTTCAAACCCAATATCTGCAAGGGTGTTAGGTAATTCCTGCAATTTTTTTACAACAAGGCTTCTATTAGACTTACGCCTAATTGCCCTATTGTTGAGCTTAATAAGTAGCTCTTTGTTTACATATAACTGCGACATAATAAACCTTTCGTAGTTTGTTTGCGTTATGCTTATAATATATAGTGTGATACCTAACTGTAAATCGTCGCATACTCTTTTTGAGCATTTAGTTTGGTATGGAGTATCCTTGTGAGTACATAGGTTGTATCAAGTGTAGATTTTTTATCGCTCTAGTTAAACCAACATAAAAGACCCTAGCTTCATCATAGTGTGCATTATCAAACCTTCGCCACATAGAATATGATCGACGCATTGTATCTGTCAACATTAGAACATTTGTAGCCTGAGCTCCTTTTGCAGAATGAATAGTAGAGATTCTTATGCGTGGCGTCGCTGTTAATGATTCACCTTTACGAAGACAAGCCTTAATATATCGCCTATCCGACTCAGCTATCTTACCTAACCCCTCATCCCAAGGAAGATTATGTAATAATCCATGAAAGTCTTTTAAATCTTGTAGACTATAAAATTCACCTTCCTTCGCTTTGGGTAAAGTCTTATGTCCATACTCTACTTGTTTTCCTAATAACATTTGTTTGTAGACGACTTTTACTTGTTCCATCCTTAACCTTTCACCTGACCTTAATTTTTCCCAGAGTCTTACAGCTTCCAAAACTTTATTATCAATCGAGTTACTTCCGTTATAGATATATAAATGTCCTCGCCTTCTTACTTCTTCCTCAAGTTGTTTAGCACCACGAGTTGTTCTACTTAACAATAACCAGTCTCCATCCGATATGTCAACCATCTCTGAGTGTCTGTACCAGTTCACTGTGCCTTGTTCTGCTCTTGGCAAGAACGCTTTTTGTCTCCTACCCACGACTTTACTGATCACACTTTGACTTAATTTATGGTGTAAGGACGGTATCCTATAACTTTGATTTAACACAGTAACCTCTCCATCTAGGTTTATAAAGTAATCCACATCTGCTCCAGCATACCTAAATATAGCTTGGTCATCATCTCCTGCTACATATATTTCTTTAGTATTGTTTTGTAACTGATGAACCATTTGCCACTGAAGGGGTGATAAGTCTTGTGCTTCATCAATAAACACAGCCTCTAGTCTTGGCGATAACTCTCTTTTACAAAATGATTCTAACATATCTGTATAATCATATAAGTCATAAACTTGCTTCCATCTTTGTAACCCACGATTTACATAATCCACTCTTGACCAATCAGTACGCATTGGCACAGTAGAAGAGTTGTAAACAGAACGTAGAGGTTGTTGTAAAATTCTAGACATATTTATAATCTCTAAAAATTTATCTCCATAACCATAATCCTTAAAGGGGCTATCAGCTTGATCCATTTGTCCGTAAAAGTTACCGATCTTAAGCCAGTCAGATATTTCTTTATATTTACTTTGTGTAAGTATTTGTGAGTGGCTTATACCTATCTGCATAAACGCTAGGCTGTGGAGTGTTCTAAAATAAGGTAAGTCACGCTTTACTAATTTAAATTTTTCACATGCTCTTTCAATAGCTTCATTCGCTGCTCTTCTTGTAAAAGCAAAGTAACCAATTTTATCTGGAGGCACTCCAGAAGCTAGGTATTGTTCTACTAATGATAATAGCTTTGTAGTCTTTCCAGTTCCAGGAGGTCCAACTACAATCTTCATTATATTACATCTTCTTGTTTAGGTATGTCAGGTAACTTCATAGGCTCATCATCTGTTTCAAAATACTCTTGTGGTAACGACCATACATGTATTCCCTTACCTTTGACTCGCCAAAACATTTTATCAGCCTCTATATTCTGTAATCGTAAAGTTATTTTAGAAGAAGAGTAATGGTTAAAATCATTTACTGAAAGATGTTTCTTAATATCTTTAACTTGAAAGTAAACTTTTCCATCCATCCATACTGCAACTCCTTGCAAAATATCTTCACGTTCCACACCCCTTGCTCTTTCACTACAAAAGGAATGCAGTAAATCTTCAAACTCACCTTTAATAGTAGCATCTGGTGGCACTTCTACAATAGTTAAACTATCCAACAGTAATTGTATTCTTGTCTGCCAAGCATTTTGACTTACTGTTCTTGGTAATCTATTTATCTGTGATACACAATCTTTTTGGAATCTTGTTTGTGAAACTAATCCATCCGTACTTAACTCTAACCTTTGTCCATCTACATTTAAAATCCAGATGGGTGGATCACCATCTATTTTTGTAAGTGCTGACATACTGTTCTGTACACCATTTGGTCCAACACCATGTTTGCGTGTGACACACACTTCTTTATTACAAAAAGGTTTTATAGGTTGGTCTTCACATTTATAAAAGTAATCTTTGCGTTGCAACTGCTTGATCACTGCTCCAACTTCAGCATGTGAAAGTGAGGGTTTCAAATACTCTAGATTATATCTTTGTATCAAAGCCTCCCAGTTATCAGCATCAAACATGCGAGCGTAAACACCTAGATTAAATAGAGCATTATTGCGTGACCCTTCGCCAAAACCCATACTGCATAAGTGTTGAAGACAAGGTGGTCCATCGGGTAAGTGATTGTCTTGATTGGCATTTATCTTATAATCAGTAAACTGTTGTTTACCTATTTTATATTGTGAGGCTTTTTTAACAAACTCCTCAGGTGATAGTACATCTAGTGTTTTAAGATCATACACAGACCGTGTACTCATCTTACCTTTATAGTAAGGCATGTTTAATCCATTGCCAGTATCACCACGCTCCACTAATATTTCTGATTGTTTAGGAAACACTTCACCTTCAGCTTGCCCCAATCCTGACGCAATCTCTGCAAGTTTATTTTTTACTGTAGATGCTTTTATAGGTTCCTTAAAAAAGAAATATATATGGGCTCCACCTGATTTACTTCTTGCGACCCAACCTATAATTCTTTCTTTGCGTAATCTTTCAACTAAATTCTTATGGTCTACTTGGTAGTTATCAACATCGATAGCTCCCCATAAACAAGTATTATCATCCATAATAGGTATAATACCTAGACCTTGTTTACCATTTAAATGGTCAATCCAGTGTTGTACTTCGGGTGGCTTTTTAATTATCTTATATACACCAGTCTTTTTACCACTACCGTTTTCATCAAGGTCAACAACACCGTAGGCTCGTTTATTACCTTCAAATAATTTAAATAACTTTTCTGCTAACTCCATAACCTCTCCAAAGAAAACGAAGCCACAACCCATGAGTAACACAGAAAGGAGGCATTGTGGCTTCTAACTTAATATTGTCCTAATCCCATTGCTACAATATCAAGTGTTCTTAGAAAGGGTCACCATCAACTTCTGCAGTTTGCTTTGGTGCATCTTTAATTGGTGGTAAGTCTTCTGGAGTAGGGTCAGGCGAAACTTCTTTTGCCTCTACCTCTCCAGCTTCAACAGACTTTGCAAAAGCAACTGCATTGTCAAACAAACTTTTTTCAAAGTCGTTAGATAAATCTAGTTGCCTTTCACGAGCGATAGCCCAACCATACCATTTACCTAAATCATTTTGCTCAGGCACAGTTGTTAAGGTGTAGAACTGAGACATCATTGGTAAAGTGTATGGTCCATTCTTACCCATAGCTGTCATAGCGTTCATTTGTGATAACCAACGTCTTGACTTTTTTAATTGTGTACTAGACATTGTTATTAGACACCTACTGTATTGGTCACCTTCAACAAGCATTACAAAATGTTGAGCAGTGTTTGTCAACAAGTTACCATTTGGCAAAACTTCTTCGTTTTTATCATTGCGTACTGCCGTAGGCACGATTGGGTCATCTGGTAAATAACTAGCTACATAACCACCACCCTCTGTTCTTGGCTTCCACTCAACATACCGTCTGTTATAGTAACACGGCACAACTAACATTCCTTCTTTACCTGAAGTTACTGTGTTTGTGACCGTATTATATAGCATACCTCCTTTTGCACCTTCAACATAAGCACCGTCAGACTCATCAACTTGTGGGCTTTGTGCTCCAAGTATTCTTAAAAAAGGTATAGACATATCTTGAGTTGTAGTTTCTGCAAAACCTAAACCAGACATCTCTTCAAATGAAGCGTTTACAAGTGCTCCCCCTTGTTTCTTTACAACTTCAGCCATTACTTTCTCCTTACTTTAGCTTGTAAACCTAAAAATACACCAAACAAGTCATGAGGTATATTTTCACCTTTTCCAGTTTGTTCTTTAACAAATGACTTTAGTGTCATTGGCTCTACCCAAACCTTATTACTTACTGTCATACCTTTACCTTGTAGGTCAGCTAACAAATCTTTAGCCTTATTATCTTCGTTCCTACCAAATGAAGCAGTAACAGTATTCTTTATTATACTTCCAAAGCCATTAGAAACTAGCCACTCATGAGCTTCCTTCCTATTAGCTTCTGTTATGTGTGCTGATACAAAGTCTGCCACAGTAATCTCATGACCATCTTCTGTTTGCAAGGTTTTTAAATTATGTTCTTGCATAGCAGAGGGCAATAAGTCGTGTGATATTTCTCTTAACTTTTGCTCAGCCTCTTTTAGTTCTGACTTTAAGGTTTTAACTCTGTCCTCAAGTTCTACTTGCATTTTGCAAAGCGAACTAACAGCACTTAAACCTTTTTCACTTACTTTCGTAAGCTCGTTAGCAGTTGATTCAAAATCCATGTAAGCCTCCTTATTTATAAATGTCAACTGTTAAAGGATAATACTCTTCATCAAGCCTATCCCATTTAAGTATTTTTGCTTTACCTAAATTGTTTGACATGGCAACAGCACAAGAGATGCCAATAATCACAGGATCCCCAGATAATAGCAAATAGTCTTCATTGTTAAAATTACGCAACAAGCGATTTATTCTCCTAGCCGTTGGCTGTGAGGATAAGGCAACTTGTTCCTTTGCAGGAATGAGGATTTGCAGATCGCCAAACTCAGAAGCCTTCGTTATATCTCTACCAGGAACTTCTTGCGTAATAAATACAGTCACACTTTCTCCTATGCTGTTGTTAGTCTTGCTAGTGTTTAACCCTTGTCGCTACCTCATCAGGTAAATCCAAACACCATGCCTAGGAGCTAGGAGCTTGGGGCTTTTGGTAGCCAAGTGAACGGTTTGCATGTCACACTACTAAACACTAGCATTAATAAA